GCAAAAACCATTTTAAAAGAATTTGAAGAAATTAATTATAGTAAACCTACTTATAATGCAATTAATAAGATTAGATTAATTGAAAAAAGTGAAAACATAACAAAAGGAGATGACTACTACAGTATAAGAGAAATGTTAAATAGAATTGTATTATGGAATCCATATGGTTTTAATTTAATATTTGCACCAATTTTTAGTCAAGCTAAATATAGGTTGAAGAAATTACTCAAAATAAATATAATTTACGCAGAAGATATGAATTTAATCCAATTAATGTCAAGGATGGAAAAAGTAGATATTAAATACCACAATCCAAATTATGAATATTTAGAAAGTGATTTGAGTAAACAAGATAGACAAACAGACAAGCATTCATTAGAATTTGAAAAATTAATTTATGAAAAATTAGGAGTTCATCCAGAAATTTTAGAATTTTATATGAGCCAACATTATAAAACACAATTAAGTTCAAAAGAATTTAAATCAACGACAGAACCAAAACGACATACAGGCCAAACTACAGTAGGTTTTGGGAATTTTATTAACAGTACTAGGTGTTATGCAGATTTTGTTACTAATAATGATATACTTTTTTATTAGTATTGGGTGATGATATTTTAATGAAATTAAGAAAATTAGAAAAAGAAAAATATGAAGAATTATCCTTATATACTCAGGTTTATCACAACATGAAAAGTACTTACTCTGTTAATGAATTATGTGGTATTTTTTGTCAAATGATATTTTGTGAAATGAATCAAACGATAGTAATAGGTGCCAATTTAATTAGATTAGAAGATAGATTTAAAAGTATTTATGAGGTAAATATTAACACTTATCAAAGTTTAATCACTAAAACTATTAGTTATTGTTGGTTAATAGGATATAACTCAGAAACTAAATTAATATGTAACAATTATGGTGTCATGGCACCTTGGAAATTACCCTATGATATAAATGGATTGCTTAACATTAATTCTATTTACCATAAACAAGATGTAAATTCTATTAGAAATCTTTATGAAAATTTATTGTATTGTATGAAAACATTACAGATTAAAACGGTGGATTTAAAAGTAGTTAACAATTTAAAAGATAATACTAGAGGATTAAAATACTAAATCAAATTATAATTTTTTTT